TGAATAGATATTCCTGATAATGCATTATCTCCTGTATTTGTATTTCTAATATTTAAACCAAGAAATGAGTTATTACTATATGTGTTATTTATTAAACCAGCAACACTTAATGCGCCAGAAAAATTACCAGTACCATTAACATCTAATTTAGTAGATGGATTAACTGTTCCAATTCCTACATTGCCATCATTTGTAATACGCAATCTCTCAGTACCTCCAAAAGGAGTACTTGCACCTGTATTAAATATTATGTTATTAGTTTGAACTGAAAATGTTAATCCATTTCCTGTTCCTTTATTAACTCCAACCCATCCTTGATCTGCTCCTGTTCCAGCACTCTGAATTTGAATTGCAGTACCTACTCCGCTTCCAGTAGTACTTGTTGTAAATAAGTGTAATGTTTGAGCAGGATTAATTGTTCCTATTCCTACGTTTGTATCTTTTGCAGTTAAAACATCTTGATAGATGTTATTACCAGTAACAGTTGATAAAGTTATTCTTGCAGCGTTATAAGAATCACTATCAAATTTGCCATATATCTTACCACTTGTAAAAGTATCAGTTGTTGCGTCTGCTTTATTAGAATAAAACGCAATAATACCTGCTCCATTATTCCCAGCAGTAATTGGTCTATTCTCTATCTTTAAAGCTAAATAATCTCCATTTGAAAACCTATTAACTGTTAAAGAAAGATTAGAAGTTATACTACTCGAAAATAAAGCACTTACCCCACTTAATGCTCTTGAAACTAAAGTAACAGTAGTACCATCATCTGTAATTGCACTATCCCCAATTGTAGATGCTCCTGTGAATTTAGGTAAATTGTTTGTAGTACCTGTACCTGTTACTGGGTTAGTTAATAAACCTTGATATTGTGGTATGTTTAATGTATTACTTACAAAGGTAGCTGCACCGCTTGTACCTGTTGTAGTTAATGTTATTGCATTTTGCTTAGCGTTCCAAGTAGCAGCACTTGCTATGTATGCATCAGCTATTGCAGTTCCTTGCCAAGTTCCTAAATTTACTATTCCTGAAGAAGTAATTTTAAATCTTTCTACATAAGCACCACTTGTTCCACTTGTATTACCAAAAACAAAATAGTCAGTAGCATCATTATCATCACCAACACTAAATCGCATTATACCTGTATTAGCAGTAGATTCTTCGTGTTGAATAAAAGCAGGGTCATTAGTTCCTTGCGGAAAAGTTAAAGTAGAAATTCCTGCTGACTTTGCAATTGTTACACCTGTTGAAGTTAAAGAATTAGCACCCAAATCCACATTAGCATTCGCACCTGTGTATGGTACTTTGCCATTAAACGTACTCCAATCGGTAGAACTTAATTTACCTGTATTTGCAGCCGAAGCCACAGGCAGATTAAAAATATGCGTATCGCCACTTGAAGCTATTGCAAAGTTAGTTCCAGCCGTTCCTGTTGTTAAGAATTGTGATTGATCTGTTAAGTTATTTAAAGAAACCATCCCTTTAGATAAAGTAGTAACCACTTGACATAAATGTCCGTTCTCGGTATGTAAAGTAACTATTCTACCTGATACGTTTACATAGATTCTAATTGCCAACCTATCGGTTAAAGCTAAAGAAGCAGTAGCCACAGGAATAGCGAAATAATAAGGCGCAATTGTTGTTCCTTGATTAATAGATTCTGGAACTCCCACATTTGAACCTAATAAAGTAAAAGTTGTACCATCGTACTTGTAAAGTTCTGCATAAGTAGTAGGATTTCCTGTATTGTTATTTACGCTAAAATAAAACTCACAATTAAAGTTACCGCCCGGCACTATTGTTACATCAGGATCATTAACATCAGTAATGTAATTAGCCACATATCCATTAGATGAAATAGCAATGTCAGTTCCTCCACCTATGATTGGGTCTTTGCTTAATTCTCTATACGCTACCCCACCGATTGTTCCTTGACTTACGCTTGAATTAAGATAGTAACTAACAGAACTACCACCACCACTTGATGTTGGAAAGTCAGCTAAAGTACCATCTCCACGAACATATTGAGAAGCAGCACCATCTAAAGCGGTTATTACACCATCATTAGCCACTACTGGACCTTGTATATCCCTAATCTTTGCTTCGCCTGTAACCTGTAATTGTGAACTCATTTATATATAAATTTTAACTATTATTTTGCAATTATTCTAACAAACTCATCCGCCTCTAAAACTCTGCCAAAGGTAACAACTCCTGTCGAAGCGTTAAATGTAACATTATCGCCTGTAGGAGCACCTGAAGTTAATATACTTCTAACCTCCATACCACCTCTTGTAACTGACAAGCAAGTGCCACCAATAGATGCTGTAAATGTTACAGTACTTTCTCCACCTGTAGCAGTATATTGATACATAATAACATTTGAAGTTTCTATAACCACACCAGCAGGAGTAACCTGAGTACCTGTGATTGTATAAGCACCAGAGCCCTGTAGTGACACGCTATATGTTGAGGCTGCCTCTACCCCAGCACTAAGGCTAAGTGTCGTTAAATTGGCTGTACCTGTGATTATAGAGTACCCTAGAGCACCAGTACCATCTCCATTGTCATTATCTACTTGGAACTTAATTACTATAGGTTGTCTTGTCAACTGAAGGTTAGCTAGGAATAAATATGAATAGTCGCTTAAAGCAACAAAGCCATCAGCATTGACAGTCCATGAAGCTACGTCATTCTTATACTCTTTAAACCAAGCAGAACTTTGAGATGTAACTTCAATCTGATCTACAGAAACCTCAAAAGAACAGTTTGTAGCTGCTCCAAAAGGAACACCTACAGAAATATTAGTTGTAGTAATACCAGGATTAGTTGACTGAGTGTATAAAGTAATTTGATTTGTTGTAGTACCTAAGTAATTTACTTCTATAATGATTCTGTCTGTATTTAACAAAGTTGTAAGAGGCACAGTCATATTAGTATTATATATAATCTTACTAACAGATGTCAGCGTAGTTTCATCTGATGTTGCTAACAAAGTCGCTGTTGAACCAGCATATTTGTATAACTTATATTGTACTTTAGCTCCTGCAAAGGCAGTTGCTATAGAGTAGTAAGCTGAAATAGACCATGTACCAGCAGTAATTTCAGTAATATTAGGGTCACTAACATCTGTTATAAAAGAAGCTATAACCCCTGCTCCTGTCTTATTAAAGTCAGTAGAAGTTCCAACTATTGCTGTTGTGCTTAATTCTTTACAAGCAAAACCATTTACAGTTACTCCTTGATTAATAGAACCATTAAAATAGTATTGCTTATTTGTGTCATACTTATATAGTACTATATTAGTTCCGTTTATTACTGATGCCATTATTTATATGTTATATATTAAGATTCTAAATATTTTATTGTTTCTACTGACAAATTATCATCATTTGTAATTTCTAATAATTGTAAAGATGTTGTTCTATCTCCATAACTATCTACAGTTAGTCTATTAGCCAAAAATGTTTTGTTATTATAACTTAAGGCATCTGTAGCAGAATCTACCACTGCATATTTTTTATTCAAATATATTGTACTATTAGAAGATTCTGATATTCCCAAATCACCCTCTAATGTAGCAAGGTTTTTATTAAATATATTTGAATATTGTCTGCATAATAACTGAGGTAAACTTGGGTAAGTTCCAGCTTTGCCATATCTATACCAATTTGTTAACGTAACTGTTGATGAATTAAATAAAGCACCTCTTATATTAGATATTAAAACTTCTGGATAAATGCCACCATAAGGAACATCTATTCCTTTTATTAAAGCCAAATTTGTTCCAAGTGTTCTTTTGACCTCAACTCCTGTAAAATTAGTAAGTGTTTGTTGTAATCTTAGGTTTCTAAATCTAAAATAATTATAACTCTCTACCAAAAAAGAAACCTTAACATATCCAATTACTGATTCAACAAAATTATCTGATTCATCACCCAATGGTATTTCTAAAGTATATTTTTGTCTTGGACTTCTATTTACTGAATATACTGTTGATTTTGGTATTGTTATAAAAGAACTTGAAGTTACCCATTCTTTATTGCTATTTAAAAAATATGTATTTGCCCCAACGGCTACCTCTATAAACATTTTACATTCTCCAGTATTTGATGAAGGAGAATTTGTATTGTAACAAGCATAATCAAATGATAATGTTGCTTTATTATCTCCCATTATTGGTCTATAAATTGATTGCATTTCTAATCTACTTGTACCAGATCCACCTGTAGGTGGTGGACTAGGTATTCCAGCTTGTATTCTTACTTCGTTATATTGTTCATCTGTTAAATCATATGTATTAATAAATCCTTTACCAGTTACAATAGATGTAAAAGAATCTGGAGGTGTGGTAAATGAAACCATTTGCTTAAAGTCTCCATTATTTATATAATTATCTACATATTCAAATGGGTTATTTATAATAACTCTTGAAAAACCTTTTCTAGTTATTTTTGTTTGACTATTATTAATAAAATGAACATTTCCATTGCTATAAGGATTAATCGAAATACCTGTAGTTAGTGTACCTGATTCTGTTAAATAAATAGTTGTATATAGATAGTATTTTGTATAATAATTTGTTGTACCAGCCATTTCATTTATGGACATAATCCACCAATTACCCTGATATTGGAATAATCTGCAACCAAAAGACTTTACAATATTATCTATTATTGTAAAATAATCTAATCCAACAAAATCTCTTCTGAATTGATATGTTTGTACAAATGGTTCATTATCTGTATTAGTTGCCCTATCAAGCATACCTGCTGCAAAATAAGAGCAACAAGAATATAAGTAAGTATCTGAATTATAGCCAATACTATATAATGACGTATTTAATACACTTAATAAATTTGTTATTTCATTTATATTCCCTTCTAATGAACTATATGTAGTATATTTTAAATAAGATAATCCATCTACACATATAAAATTAACTTCTTGGTTACCTGTTGTAAATGGTAGATTTATATAATCATTAAACAGAAATCCTTTCCATTTTATATTTGTACTTCCTCCTACAACATTTACCAACTCTACATAATACTTTCTATCATCTGCATTTAATAAATCAGGGAAATTGTCATAATCATCTTGAGTTGATATTAAAAACGAAAAGTTTAATTGAGATGATATAATTCCAGCTAAAGGTTCTTCTTCGCTTGAATTTGGTTGTATTAATATACTTGTAGGTTGATAAGTTTTAACAGTAGCAACTAATGGGTCTTTTTCGTAAATATTTATAACTAATGTTGAATCATTACGAAGTATCTGAGTTAATGTATATCTTAATCCGTATGCCATTATGCTAAACTTATATTTTGTCCTTTTAGATTAGATGCCTTTTGTGCTCTATTTACCGATAAAAGTAAATCTTGACCTCTTAAAACAAATGTACCGCTACCTCCGCCACCTATCATAGATTTTAATTTATCTAAAGGTGCAATAACTTCAGGGTTATTAGCAGCACCTGGATATTCCCCAACTAAACCCATTGTGGGTCCTGATACTATACCTCCATTAGCAAATGCAGTAGCTTTATTGTCACTTAGTTTACTCTTTAAAAACGAACCTGCTGCAACCGCAGCAACACCAGCAGCAAGAGCTATAGGCCAGGTTTTAGGGTCTTTAAACAATTCAATAGCTGCTCCACTTGTTAAGGCAAAAGTAATTAATGCCTTACCTATTGAAGATAGTGCATCTGCTAAAATATTACCTAATTTAGAAAAATCAAATTTACCTCCAGCTAACATTTCTCCTATATTTTCAGCAAAACCTGTAACCATATCAATTTTTAATTGACTAAAAGCAGAAGTTAAAGCTTGATTTAATGTTTCTAATGGGTCTACTAGTCCACCTAATCCAGATTCTAAATTCTTTATTGCTTTGCCATATTCTACTGTAGATATACCAGCAGCATCTAAAGCAGCTTTTTTCTCTTTAAGTTTATCTATAGCTAATTGATATGCTTCCTTTTGTGCGTTATAATTTCCTCTAGTAGCTTTTAAAGTTTGATCAAGTTCTGTTTGAGCATTTTTAATGTTCTCATTGTTTATGTCAGTATTGATCTGCTTAATTGCATCTGCTATTTGTTCTCTATTACCAATTATTATTTTTGCAATCTCTTCTTCATTCTTTTCGTAATCTTTTGTGTTTTTATCAGCAATAGACATTAAAGCTCTACCAAACTCTTGTTGATTAACTAATAAATTAGCTTGAGTTGTAGCTCTAATATTCTTTATTTCTTGTGCAGATTTCTTTTCAAAATTAGCTTTTTCTAAGGCTAATCTTTCTTCTTCTTTAATTATAAGTCTACCATATTCGTAGAAAATTGCTAAATCATCCTTATAGTATTTTTGTTGACTTTTTAATAGTTCTAAATTAGAAGTATCAGCATCGTATGTTTTATTTGTATCACCTTTCTTTTTACCACCAAATAAAGAAAATATATCAATTTTTTTACTTTCTTTTTGTACTTCTTTAAATGCAAACTTAAAACTATCTGCAAATTTATTAGCAGTATATTCTGTTGATTTAGTTATTGTATCACCTAAGTCTTTATTAAATATGCGAGTAAACGCACCTATTGCATTTCCTACCATTTTTAAACTAAATGATAAAAATTGAACTATAGCATTCCATGCGTATTTAAAAATATTAACTAATGATTCTCCAAATTTACTCCAATCGCCCTTAATAACACTTGTAATTAAATTAAATGCTTCTGCTAAAATATTACCAGCTATTTTAACAAAAGCTAATAAATTTTCCCATATATATTTAAACTGATTAATTAAATTATTTCCAAACATATCCCATAAAAACATGATTGATTTTACTATTGAATCAAACGCAGGTTTTAATGTATTATATACTTCATTAACAACACCATTAATAAAAGCTTTAAAAGTTTCATATATCTCTTTTGTGCCTTTAGACATATTATCTCCTTGTAAAACAAAGTATGTCATTGCTGCTGTTACAGCAGATACAGCTAAATATAAGATACCAAAACTACCAACTAAGGCTGGTATGTTATTTTGAATACCTCTAAAACCATAAGGTAAATCCTGTAGAATTAAGGAAATGCTGGTTATACCTTTAGTAAACTTTTTATTTGAACCATCAAAACCTTTCATGGCATTAGAAGTCTGCTTAATATTGCCTTCTAATATTTCAAAATTCTTACCTAGTTTGCCTAGTTCTGTATTAATAATACCTGCAACAATTTTAAATTCTTCAGCGTTTGCCTGTATCTTAATTTTAATTGATTCTTCTACTGCCATTATCCTATAGGTTTAACATTATTATATTTCTTAAGCACCTCTTGTAACTCTTCATTACTCATCACTCTTTGTTTCACAAAGTTACGATTATCGCAGTCAAGCTTTAAAAGCTCTTCAGGCATAACCTTTTTACCCTTTGGTAGCTGAATATTAATTAAAAGTGTAGTCTGCCATCTTACTCTTAACCATTCTTGTTCTTCTTTATGACGGTAACCATACCAAATAAAATCTAATTCAGCCATCGTCATATCCCAAAACAAATGGGGAAGCACTTGGCACTCCCCCATTGTATATCTTTCAATATCAATCCACTCTAATTTTTTTTTACATCTGAACCTTTGCCTTTCTTGCTTGGAGCATTATCTATTCCGCTTACCATACTATCAGACAATACTTTAAATATTTCTTGTAGTTTAGGACTAGCAATACCACCAATATCATCTATCCAATCGCAAACTTCTAAATCAGTAAAATTAGGAGTTATTCCTTCTTTATACAAAGGATACTCTGCGGCTGATCTAAGCAAATTTACAATAGCGTCAATAGTAGATTCTCCAGATAAAGCATCTCCTATTTCAGCAGGTGATATACCTTGTATTTGACAGAATCTTTTTAAAGACCATGTACAAAATCTCATAGGTATCTTAGTCCCATCACTAAGGGTTAGTTCGTAATGTCCTCTCATATTTTGGTGTTTTTGGTGTTATTATGGATTAGTTCCTTGAGTCAATGCTCCTGTTCCTGTGAAAGAAACTGAATATGTTGCTGGTGACTCCATGTCAGCAGTAACATCCATGCTTTCAATAAATGCAAGACCAGACCAATATAAGTCACCTACTATTGGAGTTGATCCATTAACTGTAGTAAACTTAACTGTAACTGCTGTTCTAGCAGCTAATGCAGTAAAAATATCTCCTACAATATAACTTGCACCTGTTGGGTCAACTGTTGCAAGACCATCTGTTGTCAAAGACCAAGACTTTAAACCACCAATTTGGTCAGCCCATCCTTGACTTGATTTAGTTGTTGAATCTGGTAAGTCAACGCTTACTGATAAAGAACATGATGTAGAATGAGCTACTACTTCACTTCCTACTAGAACTACTAGATTTGTACCATTAAAAATTCCTGTTGTTGGCATTTTATTTTATTTTAATTTTTTATAATATTTGAGTTACAAAATGTTCGAATACAATGACTCTTTTAAACACATAAGCCTCATCAACATAGTCAAAGGAAGCTTCATTAGATGACATTCTACGAGTGACTATTTTAAAGTCAGGAGAAGCACTTGGGTAATCTGGCACATTAACGCCTATGATCACTAACAATTCGTTAGCCCACTGGTCTACCGATTTCTGCCCTACTTCACCTGACTTAAATGTTCTATAGACAATATCAAATTGTATAGTAACGTCAAAGTTGTAACTCTGTTTGTCACTATTCTCAACTGATGTTTGACTACTAATGATTAAAAACGGAGGTTCTACTTCGTCAGGTGCAATAGTATCGTAAACACCCAAAGAAAAACTTTGTGATGCCAACTTATCTACATAAGCCTTTCTTATAGCTAATCCGCAATCTTTCATTAAGCTTCTGTTTCAGCTTTTACTTCCTCAGGATTTTGTTCTTGAGCAAGTTTTGATAAGAACTGAGTTAAAGGTAATCCAAATTTAGTAGGCAATTCTTGAATAAATGCATCTAATTGTTTTACCTGCTCTTCGTTTAATGTAATTGTCATGGTATTGATTTTGTACAAATTTAACGAAATATATTTATATCTGAAATTCTTTGATCTTAAATAATAACTGACTATATCTCTTATCAAAAGATGTCATCAAAAATGGTCTAGTTGCTTGATTTGTAAACTTTTTAGGGCTTTGAACTATATATTGCCTAGCAAACTTACTTTGCTCACTAGGTGTTATGTTAATAAGTGCAGGTAGGTTTATATTATGCCTTGTACCAAATTCAACATAAGGAGCATATTTAACACTCTTATTACCAGCACTTACATAAGCAGTACCTGTTTTATCTGTCTTTCTGTGAGTTATGCTTCTTTGTAAAGCACCAGTTTTAACCTTAACTACAGACTTAGCATCTTGTTGAATATTGACAACAGTTTGATTTATAGCCTCCGCAACATGCCTTTCAAGTCTTTCTGAAGCATTTGCAAACTTAGACCTTAATGAATCAAGTCCAGTAATACCCATTGAAAATGCAGCCATTATTTAAGTGTTGAGCAACCTATTAAAAAATACTTATTGCGATCTTGTTCGTTAATAACAGAGTTAATCATGTATAATCTGCTTTGAAAGCTGATTACTAGCTTCTTATCAAATACCTTAGATGTTGTATATCTTATTCTAAATGTAATATCAGTAGCAAAACCATCAGTTTCAGCTACATTTGTTCTTGAATTACTATCTCTAACTATTTCAGCCCAACAAGTATAATAATCTGCAAGTGTGTTTACAAAACCACCTGCACCATCAGAAGCACCAGTCTTACTTTTAAAAGTAATCCTATTCATTAATCTTCCTATCATTAGATAATAACATTTATGCGTTTAAATGGCTTCATAAGCTCGTATGCGGTCATCAAATTAGCGGATGGCTTGGTTGCCTCAACTGAAGACTCTCTGTACTCATATAGGTCTGAAACCATCTTTAAAAGGGCAGTCTTCATTGTCTGAGGAGTTGTAGTATAACCACAAGTATAAGTGAACCTAAACTCGTTATCATAAATGCTAGTCATGTAGACTTTTTTAGTTGTTTCTCCAAGAACTTGGTAACCACCTACAGGTATAACTACCCAGTTTGTACTATCCCAATACTCAACTACTGAAATTACATTAGTTGGTACATAAGGAAGTTCTATAAAACTATCTACATAAGCTACAACTCTTAATGTTCTAGGAGTCATTGCAACTCCTGCATATTGCTCAAGTCTTGTTTGAGCTGTGTTTATTAGGGTTGTAATTAAAGCATCATCTTCACTATAATCTACTCTAAGGTAATTCTTAGCTTCAGCTAAAGTAACTACTGTTGCTGATGGAGCTACTGTGGTCGTTATATCTCTTACTATTTGCATTATGCCATTATTTCTACAAAAATAACTAAAATATAGCGGACATAAAAAAGGGATAGCTTTTTAGGCTACCCCTTTATATTTTTAGCATTTATTATGCTACATTACCAAAATCTAGGCAACATTTCCGAAGTCACCATAAACAAACGCACTGTTGTAGTAGATAGGGAATGCAATACGAGCTTCAACTCTTACAGTAATCAAGTTCTTTTGGAAGTTATCGCTATCCATTTCAGAGAACTGAACAGAGATACCTTGATTTTGCATGATTTGAGCACCCATTGACCAGTCACCTACTAAGAACTTATCAGCAGCGATTGCTGTAGATTGGAATACAGGGATACCAGCGATAGAAACGCTACCGTCAGTAGTTACAACTGTAGAACCTGGAAGGCTATAAGCAGCGTTAGTATTCTTAGTATTCATGATAGCAGCCCAATCAGTTGGGTTGATCAAGATACCATTAGCAGAATAGTTACCAGCAGAAACCTGTGCAATAGCTTGTACTAATTGCTCAACGTCAACTGTAGCAGCACCACTGAAAGCAGCAGCATTAACAGTCAAACCAGTTAAGTTAGGAGCAGTACCATTACCATTCAATAACTGAGCATCTTCAGCTAATAAATACTTCTCTAACAAACGAGCTTGTAAGAATGAAGTCATAGCAGGAACATCATCCAACATTTGACGAGAGATTCTTACATAACCAGCGATGTACTGAGCAGGAGCATCAGTCATTGTGATATCGAAATCGATTTGAGATTTAGCAGAACCTTGTGTTTGAGGAGCTGCATCACCTTCACCACCTGTTTCCTTAGGGAAAGTGAATAAACCTGTAGAGATAGTTCCTACTGGTAATAAGCTTCTCAAATGCACCTTACGAGAAGGAAGAGCATATACTTGAGGAGCATATTGTCTTTGGATATCACCAGTTAAGTTAACTGCTTCTGTCATGTTACCTACTGCCTTAGTGTCTAATACAAAGCCAGAACGCTTTGCTTCACCACGACCTAATTTTGCGATACTGTCAGCATTCTTTTCGATTGCTTCAGCAAGAGTTGCATTAAACCCTTTTACTTGATTTTCACTCATTGTCTTACGATTGTTTTTTGCCTCTAATTTGTCTGCAGCATCTTTTACTACAGCAACTTGAGATTTTAATTCTTCTAATTCTGATTTTAAGCCATCTACCGCTACTGCGTTATCAGCTTTTAATGTTTCGATAGCACCGTTTACTTCGGTTTTAACGCCTTCGAAAGCACTTTTGATTTCTTCTACCATTAGTTGAAAATTTTAAATGATTTTAAATAATTTGCCATTTCTTGCTCAACTTCAGCCATCGGGTTTTCTTCTTCCTCTAATGCTACTTCATCTTCTTCTTCAGACGGATCTTCGGAACAGATTTCTGCGGTTACAGTAAGGATAACTGATTCTTTCGCTTCTAGTTCAGATAAAAATTGCTGTAATTGTTTTAATTTTAATTCAAGCAACTCAAATGTTTCATCTGTAAACTTGCCATTTCTTAAAGACTTGATTGTTTTACCAATCTCATCAATAACTTCTGACTTGAAATTAGACTTAACATCTACTGTTGGTGTATTAGAATTAGCTCCCCATAATACGGAAGAGCCTTCAAACAATTTGATTTCTGTGATTTCGTTATATCCAGATTTAGCCTGAGCTTTCATAGTTTGGAATCCAATACTATGTTCTGTGATATGACCTTCTTTATACAACTCATAGGTATCATTACCCAAAGTTGTATTAGGCATTTTAACTCGTGCCTTTAAACCAAAGCCGTCTTCCATTATTTCAAATGGCTTGGCAATAGGTTTGTCTGTAGAGTGGTTAAACAAGTGCCATACTCTGTTCTTGTTTTGTGGACCATTCTCAGTTAATGTTTTAGTAAACGCACCAGGAGTGATTACATCACCATCGCTATCTACGTTACCGAATGCGGAATAGTAAACAGTAATTACTCTGCTTTGGTCATCCAAATCTATTGGAGCACCACTAACCGACTTTTTGCTATAAAAATTACTCATATTCATTTATTTAAGCTATATACACTGTGCAGCATCTACAGTTGCAGTTATTTACTGCTAACCCTGCCGCATCATGAGCATATTGCATTTCAATTACACCATAGTCAGGAGTGTTTACTAGGAATGGTTGATTAACAGGGATTCTTACACCTTTGTTGTCAGGATTCGTTTGTCTATCTAAATCCCTGTGCCATAATCTTGGCTTACCACTCTTAGCTGGATATTCAGCAGCTATCCATTGTTTTAATACTGGAACA